TCATTCTGGCGGCATCATTATATATACTCTTAATAATGCTATAGCTGGAACATTCACAGGTAACGGTACATCTCCATTTAAGTTTCGTAAAATAGATGATGCTAAAGGGGGCATTAACATAGATCAAGTAGCCTATGAAAGTGGATCTAAATTTCAGTTTTCTTATACTAGAGCTGGCTTACAAGTTGTTAATACTCAATCTGCTGATACTATACTCCCGCAAGTTACAGATTTTTTATCTGGGAGGAGGTTTGAAGATTTCAATGAAGATTCTCTGGACTTAGTTTCTTACGATATACCAGTCAACGAAACTATAGCAAAGAAATTAAAGTTTATATCTTCCAGATATTTAGTTATATCTTATGGGTGGCAAGGGTTTAATTATGCTCTCATATATGATATTATATTAGACAGGCTTGGTAAAGTTAAAATAGATCATGTAGATGTATTTGAATTTGTGTCTGCTACTAGTGAGCCATCTAAAGAATCAATAGGGTTTCTTAAAAAAGATGGAAGTGTAGATGTAATGGAAACTTCTGTAACGCTAGATAGTTCTGGTGTTTTACTGTTAGGAAAAATACAAGCATCTTTTTCAAGAATAACAACTCTCCTAAGTGTGGAAATTGAGAATGTTCAAGAGCCTACTACTGATTATACTTTATATGATTTCACTTCTTTAGATGGTAAAAATTACAATAGAAAAGTGCAAGGATACTTATCTAGCAGCGAGCCAAACTTAAGAGTTTACTATTTTAAGTTAGCAGCAAAAAATCATACAATAGCTATGTTAGGAAAATTTAATCTAGTAACTGCTCTATTGGTATACACTTTGAACGGTAGAAGATAGTATGACATACAAATCTGGCATTAATCTTAACTTAGGTGAGATACCTGAAGTTGATGATCCCTCTCTTTACGATTTACTCTTGAACATTCATAATGCAATAGAGCTACTAGCTTCAGCGACTGACTCTGTTGAAGTTGTAACAGAGAGCTTTTATGATGTACCCTATGGTAAGATAGTAATATTAACTGACACTACAGCTAATAATGTAAATATATCTATACCATCTGATTTAGTATCTAGTGGAATTAGAATATCAGTTCGACAAATAGCTGGGGCTAATTCCACTATTATCAGTTGCAGTAACGGAGAGTTAGTAGATGGAGCAAGTACTCTAACTCTCGCTCTTAATGAATCAAAAATCTTAGCGAGCACTAAATTAAGTGTTTGGTCTATTTAGTTTAGGAGAAAAGTAATGGGAGAACAAAGCGAAGGTGGAGAAGGCGGGTTCAGTTTTTTCAGAGATATAACTGGAGCTTTTGGGGATATACTTGGGTCTGATACTTCAAGTAAAATAAAGGGTAACTCTAACTCTGTAATTAAAGGAACTAATACTACTCAGAGCAAAGAGACAACTTCTAAATCTGGATTCACTGATTCCTTTGAGCAATTACAGCTAGAAGCAGAGGCTGTATATAAGATTATTCAAGATACCCTTGAAGGAACTGGTGGCTTAGCTGACATCTTTGCTGGAGAAAGATCCTCTGGTCTTTATAATTCATCCGCTGCCCTAAATGCTTCTGGTGATTTAGTTGCTAGAATCATTGGAGAGATAGCTAAAATTACTGGTAAGAAAGTTACTAAAGGTAAAACTGGAGAAGAAGGCAGTAAAGAGCTTGATGTTATCGAGGAGATTAATCAAACCACTAGTACCACATCTACTCAGACACAAGATAATAAAGATGGTGGGCTTATAGGTTCTATCGGCAATTTAGTCGGCTTATAGGAGTAAATAATTATGGAAGAGTCAGCGCCAGCTAAACCAGAAGAGTCTGAAGATCCTAGGATAACTGAGCTTAGGGGTCTTTTTGAGTCTGCTAGAAACAGTGCTAATAAGTTTACAGGATCTGCTGCTGATACTATGAATCAGATTGCAGCCCAAACTGAAGATGTGCTCAATAATATAGAAGCTCTTAGTTCTGCTAAAGAAGTAGTTAATACTGTGAAGCAGCAAGCAGAACTTAAAGCTCAGAATATGATTATTGATACTATATCATCCACGAACTCTTTTAAGAATCAAGCTGATTTATTAAAAGAGTATAACGAAGGTGCTAAAGAGCTGCTTGATTTGCAAGCCAGAAAAGAAGATATAGCTGACGATGAGTTTACTGGAATAGGTGTAATTGATACTGCTATAAATCAATTCAGAAATACATCTATAAATTATCAATTAGCTGTTAAGAATAATAATCAGAATAGAACTCTTAGAACTATTCAAGGGATAGCCGAAGCTACTAACTCAATTAGCACTACAGCTAACAATGCTAAGAAGTCCATTAATCAAGGAACTATAGCTGCCGAGAGTAAAGCTATAGCTGCAACTTATAATATAGAAGCAGCTAGAGCTAAGATAGAAGGTCTATCAACTAACGCTGATATGATGTATAGAATGTCTACAGCCAGCTCAGCCCAGCTTAATATGTTAGCTAATATTCATCAGATAGAAGCTGATATAAAGCGCGCTCCAATAGAACTAGCGAGAGCTCAACTTGGGTTAGAAACTTCTCAAGCTCAGCTAGAGGCGCTTGAATATGAAGCTACTTTGAGAGAGCCTCGTGCTCAAGATGAATTGGCTTCTTATGCTCATAATGTTTGGAAACGTGAACAAGAGAAGTTAGATGCTACTGATAGAAATGATCAAGCAGCATATAATAAACAAAAGAGAGTTCTTGATCTTGCAGCCGCTGAAAGAGATGCTGCAATGGCTCCTGTACGAGAAAGAATACTTAGGAGTAATGCGAAGCTCACTGCTGCTCAGGTAGAAGCTATCCCTAATGATAAGCTAATTCAACAGCTTTCAATAGATTCTATGAAAGCTAGCATTGCTTCTACTGAGCAATCTGCAGAGTTTAATAAGCTTAGTCAAGAGCAGCAACAAGCTTATAGACAAGTAAGAACTGAGGCTGTTAACTTAGGCTTAAAAGTATTCAAACCAGATGCAGAGCCTTTCTCCGAAGCTTATATTAATGATGTAATAGAAAATGGTAGAGATAGCACTCTATTAGCTCAGATTAATGGTTATTATGAAGCAGGCATGAGGGCACAGTCAGATCCTTTTAGCAGAGGAACTTACGGATCTACTCCATATGATGCATTTAAAATGCAGAACTTAACAAACCCCAGAGGAGGCTTGCCAGATACTAAAGGTAATAGACTGTTAATTGCTGTTGCTCAAAGAGTAGAAGAAGGAAAAATGGCAGGAACATATACCATAGGAGCTTCCGATGAAGAAGCTTATAAAGCTGCTTTTAATTATGAAGCGTCTGTATATATGAAAGAGCTTAAAGCTAACGTAACTCCGGAGAGCGAACTTAATCTTCCTCCGCTATTTGCCTACTCTAAAGTAAATGAAGTAACAAGACAACCTCTTTGGCAAAAAGTTTTAGCTCCATCAGGAATGAATGAATTTGATTCTCAAAAAATCTTTGGATTATCTGCTAGAATGATAGCTAATAAAGTTATTACTATAGAGGAATTCGTAACTGGTATGTCAGCTCTTATTAATGCTGGAAAAATTATAAATAACTTCGGCCCAGAGGGTTTTTCAAAATATGGATTTCAGCCACAAGATCTACAAAACGAGATTAAAGTTCCTATTAAAGTAGTAGTTGATGATAATAAATTACAGGCTGCTGCTACTAACTTATTGGTTCCAGATAACCTCGCAGGGCAATTTTTCTGGACTGCTGGTGTGGCTACTAGATTAAATAGTACACTTAATGTATTGGGCGGAGGTAAAACTGTTACTGATCTTACTGATCCATCATCAATAAGAGATACTATGGCTAAAATACTTAAATTCCTCCCTAAAGAAGATACTGAGGAGAATCAGTAATGGCGTTTGGTCGTAAAGAGCTAGAAGAAGATCAAGATAGAGATCCTTTCCAAGAGGCTCTTGATGCACTAGAGACTGGCGTACCTTCTTATATGGTAGCTGCTGACACTTTAAACACTGCTAATAATAATAAAACTTTTTTAGAGTCAGCAGTAGATACAGTAGACTCTGTCCAAAAGTTTATAGGACTTTCTGCGCTATCTGCTGTGAATCAGGTAACTAATATACCTGCTGATATTGGCAATCTTTTTGGTGGGGATTTTGAGAGAACTGAAACTGTTGATGTAGTTAACTCTTTAGATTCAGACCTTGGTCGTTTTTATCAAGAAAACCAAGAAGGCATTGATTTAGTAGGCTTTATTGCTTCTTCTCTGATCCCAGGCACTGCTGGGGTTAAAGCTCTTAATGCTGGTCAGATAGCACTTAGAGGAGCGCAAGCAGGTAAAGTTGGCAAAGGTATGGGGATAGCAATGAAAGTTCTTGCTCCCAATAGTAAAGCTAAGATGGCAAAAGCTGTAGACGAAGTAATTAATTATAATTCTGTAGCTTCATTAACAAATGCATCTTCCCTTAAAGCTATAGCTTCTGGGGTTCATCAAAATGTATTAGAGGCTGCTGCTTTCGAGATAGCTACTGCTGCCACTTTGTTTAATTCTCCTGTATTAGAAGGTCAAGAGTTTAAAGACTATATCACTAATATAGCTATAAGCGGTGGTGTATTTGGTATCCTAGGCGGAGTAGTTACTGGAGCCAAACTCAACTCTGCTTTAGGTAAAGCCAGAGATACTGCTGATTTAGCAGATCGTCCTTGGACAATGATTCCTGCTCATGCTTCTTCATCTACCCCTTATGAAAGAATAGCTATTGATTTAGACACTATAGCTAACATGCCTATTATAAGCGACGATCTTACCGAGTCTGTAATCGCACATAGAAAGACTATTGCAAGAAGAACAGTTGCTACTCTGCATAACAGGATAAGAACTGATTTGCGAGAAATAGCTAATGGCGACGATGTCATAGCTAATACTATGTTTGATATATTTAAGACTGCTGATAGAGATACTGCCTTAAGTGCATTTGTATCTTTAGGAGAGATGTCTCGTGTAACTGAGGTAGGTAAGTTAGGGAAAAGATTAGCTGAGTTAGAAAGAAAAGCTACAAGCCCTAAAGCTGATGGGCTAACTGCTGAAGAAGCCACTGAGTACCTTAATACAAGTGTGCATGTTGGTACAGTTAAAATGTGGGGAGAAGATGCTGGTAAAGTTATAGATGGGGTTAAAGAAAGATTAACTCAAGTATCTGACACTCTAAAAAAAGGAGAAGAAATAAGAGTAGATCCTAAGAAGGGAGTTCGTATAGTTAAAAAGGGAGCCACTTCTAAAAAAGCTGGAGAGCTTAAATATAAGCACTCTTTGATCCCTAACCTACCAAAGAAAGTAAAGTTAGGTAAAAAGGCAGAGCCTATCGATATTAAAAAAATGTGGACTTCCACTAAAGCTGGATCTAATCCACTAGATGCTAATGCTAGATTTATATGGGCACAATCTCTTGATAAGTTTGATACGTCAAAAGGGCTCACTATTCATGTAGAAGATATTCCTTTAATGGAAAAAGTTCTTACTGATGGACTATCTAAAACAGAAATAGAACAAATTAGATTCGTAGGTTTAAAAGAAGGAGAGCTGGATTTAGCTACTGTAGATTTTCCTGCATTTTTACAGGCACAGAAAATTAAAGTAGCAACTAACTTATTGGCTAAAAAAGGAGAAGGGATTACTAGAGGTGGGAAACCATTAAAATCATTTCTTGATAATGAGCAAATAGCAGCTATTGTCAATATCAGAAAATCTGTATTTGAAGGTCAAGTTATCCCTAGCCCTAATGCTACTTTGCACCCTGATGATTTAATGGCATTGCAATCTTATGCTAGAGAGTATACTGAAAAGCTAATTGCACAAGGAGATTTAAAGCCTGATGCTGGATTAGTTAGGATTTGGGAACAGCCTCAGCATATAAGGCTTACTTATGATACGGAATTAGCTGCAAGAAAAGCAGTAGAGAGAAATAAAAATATTAATTTTACTGCTTTAAAAGGCAATAGCATAGGAGAGCTAAATAATCATGTACTAGATAACTTAGCTATAATAAAAGAACAGCAAAAGTTATATGGTATGGATCTTGATAATGCTGCTTCTTATGTACTAGCAGAAGATTTTGGAAAGTTTTTAGACATATCTGGAGGAGCTGCTGGGGATATAGCAACTAAAGCTACTTCGAGCGGAGCTGGCGCTGGTGCTTTCTCAGCGGCGATTAGTAGATATGGATCTTTAGGAGCTACAGTAGAGTTTATAGGTAAACAAACTGCCAGTGTAATAACTAAGTTTCAGTCAAGAACTACTGAAGCTTTAAATCCTTTACTTTCTAAGCTAGCAAAAAATAGAGAAGCTGCTATAGAGTGGGCAGTTCTTAATAGAACACTTAGAGGAATAGAAGGAGATTATGCTCTTAATGCTGCTGGAGATGCATTAGAGCCTGCTGCTATTGTAAGATGGAAACAAATGGCTGAGCAAGCTGCTGCTGTTGGAAAAGAAGCTCCACCTATGCCAGAAATATCTCCAGCTATGTTAGCAAGAATTGATATAAAAGATGATACAGTAAGGAAACTAGTTGGAGCTCATATAGAATTAAATGGCAAAAGAAATATGGGACTAGCAAGTATAAGAGCTGCGCAGGGTCAACAATTTAATAGAGCTCCTGATGTATTTTATCCGTTGCCAGTTGATACTAGAGATTATCAATACTTTGCATCAGTCTATGATGAAAGACTAACTGCTGTTGGTAATCCTAATACTATGCTCTATGCAACTTCTGAGCAAGAATTAAAAGACATGATAACTCGGATTACTAATAATAATCCAGGAGTTACTATCAGGACTAAAGCGGAAACTGAAGCTTACTTTAAGGGCAAAGGGCAGTTTGAATACGAAAAAACTTTGCATGATAACTATGCAGATTCTTCCATGAAACGAATGGGAGATAGTGCTCCGTATATTGTGCCAACGGATCCTAATAAGATTGTTAAAGATATGCTTAAATGGCATATGGAAAGAGAAGCTGGCTTAGTTAGAGAAGCTGTATCTGCTAAATATGAAGTTGCTTTCGATGAGCTTAGAAGCCTCGGAGAGAACTTTACTAATGTCGCTACATCTAAATTTGGTAACTTATCTTTAGATGAATTCGCAGATAGTGTGGTTGCTAACCCCTATGTAGACTTTATTAAAACTGCACTTAATGTTCGTCGTACTTCTGACTATCCGATCTTAACTAATTTTAATAAAAACGTAGATGATATTTTTAGTAAGATGTATAAAAATATAGCTAAGGTTCAACAGAAAGCTAAGTCTCCAGAAGATTTACTTGAGATCCAAGCTATAATGGAAAGGGTAGGTTATAAGGGAGCTCAGTATGATGAATCTATGGAGATTTTTTCTAATATAAATCCTGCAAGAGGAGCTTTATCTTCCTTAGTTCAAAAAGCTAATAGTGTTCTAGCTACTGTAGTTCTTCGCTGGGATACTCTTAATGCTATTAACAACGCAGTATCTGCTAACGTACTTTTAGGTACTGAAGTTAAAGCTGTAATAAGAGCTATAGAAAGAGGAGACTCAGAAGCAGTAGGGCAGCTAGCAGAATTAACTAGAATAGCTGTTCCTGGAACAGATCAAACTGTATTCTCCGCTGGTAAACTAATATCTAATGCCATCAGAAAGTTCCATGAAGTTGGAAGAAATAGTGATGAGTTTAGATTTTTTGAAGATCATGGATTCATGACTCGGATCTCTGATCAATATAGAAACGTATTAGATGACCTATCTTTTAGAGGAACTGCGGGTGACTTTAGTGCTGGAATCAATAAAGCATTCAAGACAGCTAAAGAGATGGGAGATAAAGGTGAAGTATTAACTGGTAACAGACTGGCTGAAGAGTTTAACAGATTCGTAGCTGCTGATGTTATGAAACAGCTTACTGATATAGCAGTCAGTAAGAATCTAATGACAACAAAAGAGCAGCTTAGTTATATAAATACATTTGTTAATAGGACGCAAGGAAACTATCAAGCTTCTCAAAGACCCATAGTATTTCAGGGAGCTGTCGGACAAGCTGTATCTTTATTTCAAACTTATCAGTTTAACTTAATGCAACAATTGTTACGTCATGTTGGAGAAGGATCTGCTAAAGATGCTGCTACTCTGTTAGCCTTGCAAGGAACTATACATGGTATGAATGGATTGCCTGCATTTAATGCAGTTAATACTCATATTATAGGAACAGCTTCAGGTAATACAGAAAACAAAGATATTTATACAACACTGTATGGAGTAGCTGGCAAAACTGCTGGCGATTGGCTAATGTACGGAGCTGCATCTAATGCATTAGGTTTATTGCACCCAGATTTAAGAATTAACTTGTATACTCGTGGAGATCTTAATCCAAGAAATGTTACTATATTACCAGTTAATCCCGCTGAGATCCCTATAGTTCAAGCTTACGGTAGGTTTTTTAGTAACTTAATGAATACGAGTAAACAGCTCGCTTTAGGTGGAGATGTTACTACAACTATACTACAGGGGTTTGAAAAGAATGGACTTAGTAGACCTCTTGCTGGACTTGCTCAAGCTCTTGAAGGTTTTAATAACCCGCTTAAAGCTAGTTATTCTACTTCTAATAGAGGAAACGTAATAGCTGCTAATGATCTTTTATCGGTTGCTAACCTATCAAGACTTGTAGGTGGTAAGCCTTTGGATGAAGCTATAGCATTAGATGCTGCATTTAGATTTAAAGCCTATGCTTTACAACAAAATAAGAGAAAACAACAATTAGGAAAAGCTATAAAGTCAACTATGCTAGCTGGCAATATGCCAACACAAGAACAGTTAGATAGCTTTATAGATAAGTTTGTGCAGAGGGGAGGAAAGCAAGCTGAGTTTAATCAGTGGATAGGACAGTTATATTCAGCAGCTAATACTTCACAAGCTAATGAAATAAGTAGAGCCCTCGATACTCCATATGCTAAAGCGATGCAGGAACTCATGGGAGATCGAGAGCTTAGAGATTTTACTAATGATTAATGATTAGTGCAGTATTATCTTTCTCATTTCAGTTAACTTTCTATATAGTATCCCACAAAGTCTATCAAGATCCTCTTGTGTATATAGTCCATCCATAGCTATATTGCAATAAGCAGCTATCTCTCCTAAGATTTCTGGATACTGAGTATTAGGATTATACTGCTGTAATAATAATAATAAAGGTGTATGATGCTTCACCTCCATGTTTAATGCTAATCTAGCCATACTAAAGTAATGAAGATTAGTCTTGCCAGTTTTTAATTCTTTGCCATCTATGGTGCTCATGATATATCTCCAATTATACTAGTTTAAAAGTTACTGAGGTATCAAATTAGTCCAGCCTACAGCTATCAACCATATAATAATACCCCAGAACAAGATCGTAAAAGTATCAATTAATAGTCTCATTTCCTTTATCCTTTTTTATTATAGCTCCGGCAGCTCTAGTATGTCCTCCGCCGCCTAAAGTTTTAGCTATAGCAGCTACATTTACTCCAGTTTCCGGCGTTGATCTAAATGACCATTGTACTGTATCATCAGAATGATATACTGTTGCCCCAAAGGTGCCAGATTTTTCTGCTAATATATTTCCTACCCTAGTTGAATACTCAGGATGAGTTTCTACAGCTAGCCCACTTATATTATTGAAACTTATAGGATAGCAATTTTTAGCTATATCTTGACAATTCTTTTCAAAAATATCTAATAAGTAGTTACCATAATTAATAATATACTCCTCGCCTTCATAGTATTCTAAATTTGTATATACTTTATCCCAATCTTCAAAAGTCTTATTTAAAGAGCGCAGATACATATTAACTGCTCGAGCTCTTTTCTCATCAGTAAACTTATGCAGATCATACTCTCTAACATATCTTATGAGATTAGGAACCTCAATGCAGTTCATGATATGTTTCCAAACTAATGAAGCCCCAGATTCTGAATCATCTAGTATTATCTTACAGGCGCTGCTAGTTATTGTTTTTCTCTGCCCTTCTACATAGTTATCCTTTTGAAAATACTTTTCAAAAGCTGTTCTATGATGATCCAATATCCATAACTCTCCAGAAATGATATTAGTAATATGAGTAATTAATTGTGTGGGTATAGAAAAATCTACAATATATACATCAGTTATGTATAATTCTTTTATAACTTTTTCTATAGATTGATATGATTTCTCTGTATAGTTCACCGGAATGCAATCAACTTTAATTGCTTTACGGTTAAAGAATCTATTAAGTATCCACGCAGATGTAAAACCATCTATGCAATTAGCGTGGTACGCCACTAAAACGTTCGGTCTGTTCATAACTATATTTCCTTTTGGTTAATTACATGTTGTGACCATTGATAGGCCATTGCTTTTGCTATACCTAAGAAAGTTTCTGATCTATCTCTCTTTCTACTTTCTTTCCTTGGCATATTAGTGAGTCTGTGTGCTGCCATTTCTTCTATAGATCCTTTCTGGGGCTTAGGAACTATTTTAGTAGGAACTAACTTAGGTAAGTTGTGTAACCATAAGCCAGTCTTTTTACTCTCTATATGCCCATGATCTCTAGGATGAATCCATTGAGTTGCCTCCATAAAAGCTATACCACTAAGTACACCTATAGGATTTTCCATAGCAACATGATCGCTATGATTTTTAGCATGATACCACAATTTAATAGTCCAAGCTAAAGCTTCTTTTCTTAAATAAAACTTTGGTTTTCCATACGAATACCAATTATTGCCAGAAGAGGCTAGATAGTCACAGGGCGGATGTAAGATTATAATATCCCACACCCTTGTACTTATAGCATCGAAGGCATCCATTTTTAAATGGTACTCACTCCCATCTCTAGCTTGAACTAAATCATTTGAATATGCGTTATGCCCTAAGCGCCTAAACTCATTTCTTACCTTGCCCGATTCTTCACACACAACTAAAACAGATAATTGGATAGTCATAGTAATTCTCTTTCTTCTTGTGTTAATAAGCTCCAATCAAGAGTTCCACTCACTGCTTCTTCTCTAACCTTTTTTAAAGGCAAGTATCCATTACCTACTGCCTGTATCTTTTCAGCTATCTGTAAGCCTCCTATAATTTCTATTAATTGATTTCTATGTTCTAAGTCTTGATGCACTAACTTCCATATGCCCTGAAATGTTATAGGTAGTCTAGCATCATATATAGCATTCATTACTTTATGTGATACTCCAGAGTTTCTTGCTCTACCAAACTCGCCAAGAGCTTTAGGCATTAGATGCTCTGTAAAAGTTAATAAAGTATTAGCACTTACTACATCTTCAAAACTTATCTCAGTAGAAATTCTTGATGCTGTTATTACCAATGAAAGTTTTAATAAATGTTGGAGCCTTCGATTAGAATAATGATCGAACCTAACATCAGTTAAGTTTTCCCAGTTATGATATATGATATGAACCAAGTCCCTAGCTTTTTCTGATATACCAATTTCTCCAACTACCTCTGTCTTAATTGTATGTAATAAGTTAATTAACCTTTTCTGTAATACTAAATCCGGCGGATTAGGAAACGTATATTTAACTCCACTTGGCTCACCATATACTAGGAGCAGTCTGCTAAAGAAACCCTGTCCTATAGTATCTACTGGAAATGCCTGAGAGAAGCCAGTAGGAGTATTACCTCCTAAGATATTAATAGTTGGGTTTGGTATGAATACTGATTTAGAGTTCTTTAATTTATAGTCATAGACTCCTTCATAATCCCATAGATCTCCTAGGATAGAAATAAAATCTGTGTTACCCATACCTATAAAAGTATTAAACTCGTCTGCCGCAATAAAACATTCTGCCGGGGGTCGAGATAATATATTCTCATCTATAGTATCTCCCCAAAGATTTTGGTCTAGTATGTCTGATTCATCAAATGAACCATAGTTCTCAGTTTGTTCAGCTAGATCTAATAAGAACTTCTCTTGTCTAGTTTTCTTAGCAGCAAAAGTATTATAGCCAGCTATCTTTAATAGCTTACTGCCTATTTTAATAGCTGAAGATTTTTTAGTTCCTGGAGATCCTATTAGCATACAGTATATATTAGGATATATATCAAAGTGACCAAACCTAAAATAGGGTCTACGTCCTAAGTAAGCAGCTAAGCAAGTGACTGCTGTCCATCTATGGAAGAATGTGGGACATTCAGTTTCAGATGTATACTGTAAATAAGTAGAAATAAAATCTTCTTTCACAAGAATTTAGCACCGTTCCGCATTATATCTTTATACCTAGCTATAAAAGATGCATAGGCTTGAGCATTATTTTGTGCTCGTATTTTTTCTCCAAATGGATCAATGCCATCTAGTATTGCCCAATGATAATTATTAGGTGGCATTACATCTCGTTTTTCAGTAGCTAATACTCTCAAGTCAGTTTGTTTAATTCTAGGATCTACAGTAAGAGGTAAGTTAAACCGTAAGTTAATCGCTCTTTGTATTTTATCCTCTAACTCTTTAAACTCTGGGAACCTCTTTTTAAGAGGAGTAACTAAGTCTCCAATAAAAGCTTCTGAAGCATCATGAAGCAATCCAGCTAGAGCTAATTCAGGGGGCAGATAATAAGAAACCAATACAGAGTGCTGCGCTACTGAATAGAATACACTAGTATGGCCATTGAATCTACATTGTTTAGATAAAGATAAGCCTATTTGATATATATCCATATAAGAGCTTTCTGGATTATCAAAATCAAACTTATCTCCAAGAGCTGTAATTATAAAACTACTCATTCTGTTTCACTCCAGTATTTGGCTACCTTATTAAGTGTGTGCTCTCCTGATTTAATGCCAGCAGGGACAGTAAAAGTTCTGATTTTATTATCATATGCTTTAATAGTAACAGGTATCTCCATCCTCTCTTTAACCATATCACATAAATATCTATGCCCATCTCTCCATTGGAACAAGATGCTATCATGGATCTGTGCCAATAACTTAAAATTAAATCTGTGTTCAGGATTCATAGCTATATCTTTAAACACTGGTAAGAATGCTTTGTTAAGAGTCTGTGCATTAAGTGACTGTGGCGGGTGTGCTATATAAGAATTAAGAGCAGTCTTAGATTTACTAGGATCTGAAAAGCAACTTCTTACCCAACCTGGATTCTTTTCTAAAGCTCCCGCATACTCCTCAGCGGAAAATACTCCATGCACAGCTTTACTAGTTAGTCTCCTACTCTTAGCTATCTCTACTTTAACTCCTTCATAGTATACTTCTCTGATACTAGGGTAGGTAGCATGAAACTGAGCTAACAAGTGTTCAGCTACTTGTAAGAAGTTCCATTGCCTTGGTAGCCCTAACAAGCGTTTAGCTTTAAGTATGTTTTCCTCTCCCATAGTATCCACTAGAACATAAGCACCCATGTTATAATTAGCTCCGTGATTTACGTTCTTGGCTATATCTCTTATAGGCACGTTTAATTTTTTATTAGTAGCAACATCATATAACTCTTCAAAAGGGATACCGAAGAAAGCAGAAGCATTAGCACAGTGGAAATCAGGAGAAAATTCTACATTATGTATTAGCTTAAGATCTCCAGATATATAAGCTGTGTCCCTACTCTCTGCTTGCTCAAGATCTACTTCTGCAAAGTTAAAGCCAGGGTCAGCTTTAAGAGTACATTTAACAGATTTACCTCTTGGTATATTCTGTACCTGTAAACCACACCAGAAATGATGCTCTCTGGAAGCAAGTCTACTAGTATCAGTAGCGTGAGGATTAAGTGCGAATAAGATTCTATTACCTTCTCCATTCTGATTACTGAATTCTTTCCCTGGAGTTAAATACGTTGATACTAATTTCCTAGCTTTTCTTATTGTAATAACTTTGCCAAGTATATCACTGTTAAGAGGGTGCCTGAACTTAGCTTTCTTGAGAGCTTTCTCATCTGCCTTCTTAAGATCTGAGCATCCAAGTATTTTAAGTAGCGCTTTCATTTGTAAAGGAGAGTTAGTATTAAATGATTCTCCTTCTGGAATACCTAAAATAGTATTTAGTGAAGCTGTCTCTTTATCTATAATATCCTGTTGTATTTTTCTTGCTGCCTCAAGAGCATCCATATCCCTCTCTATACCAGTCATTTCACATAGATGGCAAGGAAAAACTAAGGGGAACTCTAATAGGTAATTATTTATTGCAAACTCTGGAGCTTCTAATAACATAGCTAAGAAAGTGTTGCCAGTGCCCCAAGTATCAAGAGCATTATAGTTATAATATTCATGAAGATCATTAGTCTTAGCTAGATCTTTCCAATACACTGCCTTACGGATAAAGAAGGAGTTAAGAAATCCGAGATCTTTAGGTAGCTCACTAAGCCAGCTATGAAAAAAGTTAGCAGTATCATATAGATAGTTATAAACTGGAGCACCATACCTAGTCATATAAGAAATATCATACTTCCCATTTTGAAATACTTTAGGAGGTTTAGTAGAATTAAACTTTCTCATTACAGATAACATAAACGGGGTATTTAAAGCTAATACAACTGATTCAGATCTCATACCACATTCTTCTTTACTGTCATAGAAAAAAGCAGTGTATCCTACACACCTAATAGTAGCTCCCTCTTTTATAGTTTCTATATCTATTGAGATTAAAAAAGCTGAATCAAAAGTTGCTAAGAAACTACTGTAATTATCTTCTGTAAGTAATGTAAATCCTCTATAGGCTGTAGGCTTAAACCAAGTATCCTGCTTAGTCAACTTAGTTATAAGCCTAGTAGCCATGAATCTGCCCTGCGGTACAGTGGCTATATGCTTGAGAGGATTAATAAAAACTACTTCTATCTCATCACCATCTTTATCTAAAGGAGGCAATGTAAAATAGCTTCCAGCATAGTTTGATAAAGAAGGAGAAGATCGGCTATTAGTCCAATCTAATAACTTCTTAAGTAATGGTATAGAAGTAGAGATTACTTTTGTGATATGCTTAGTTTTACAGTATAGCTGTACTTGAGATACTGTGGTTATAGTATCAAGTCTAAGCATTACTAGTGTGGAGCCAACACAGGCTTTAAGGTGGGGCAAAAAAGATTTATCTTGACTGGTTCCCCAGAATACTATTCTATCTCTGTCAGTACGGTCAGTCTTATCAGCAGCTTTTATCTTTTTAATATGCTCTTGAATTGAGTACTTGGCTTTTATGCTACTCATTTTTATCCCTTACTATGTTAGAAAACCTGCCCCAGTTACCCAAGGCAGGTCTCATTTGCTTACATCATTTACTGCGCTTAGCTTATTACAATCTCTTTAACATTGAGGTACTTCTTATCGGGATCCTCTTTGTCACTTCGATGCTTGCCATTAAGCAGTACGCACTCAACTGACTTAGCATTTTCGATAACATCTCGCAAAGTGCTAAGACCCAGAGCTTCTTTAAAAGGAGAAGCACATTTCTTGAAATTACCAAGACCATACTTATTACTAAGAATGAACATAGTATTACAAGTATCTCCTTCTTTGGGTGGCTCATCTTCTGGATCAGCCAACTCAATAGTGCTTACATAAGTAAACTGAAGCTCAACTGCTGACTTACCATTAACATCAGTAAGTTCAAAAGAGGCCATAACATTATGCAAGCCCGGAGCAAAAGGTTTAAAACTAGGAAGATCTTCAATATCATCAAGTTGAGTATCCAACAATGAATCAAGATCAAGTTCTTCTACCATATCCAATACATCTGTTGCTGTGTTTTCTCCGCTCATAAATATAATTCCTAAATTGAATTGAATTGAATTGAATTATTTACCTATATTTTTCTTTAGTCTGGCCAGAACATCATTAGCCTTATCACCTCCTTTAATCTCAGTTGTAGTTTGTTTAGTAGTAGATCTATTCTTTGGCGCAACAGCTATAGGTTTGCCATATTTATCCACATGAGCACGAACTATAGTCATGGGCTTAGGATATAACTCTGGCTTAAAGATAGGAAGTAAAGAAGCATCTTCTCCATCATAATCTTCTACTCTAGCTCCAGTCCTAGATCCAGTAAGAATAGTAGTAGAGCCTGTAGATGCACAAGAAAATACATGCTTATTATTCTTGCGCTCAGCATATACTACATGATCAAAATATTTAGCTACATTACGAGAGAAGTTTCTAGTACCTCCAACTGGCACAAGTGTTCTTTTCTTACCTTCAGTTTGAGCTTCTGTTTCATGAGATATAACTACAACATTATATTTAGCTTGTTGGATATGAGATAAAAATATATCCAATAGCTTTCCAAGATTTCCCCAGTCATCAAAGTCTAACTTATAGTCATCAGGCATATTTTTAGTGATATGAGCTATGCAACTATTAGTTAGCTGAGTTAAAGAATCAAATACTACTAGCGAGTTATTGTCTAAATTAGGTAGATCAACATCAGTAAAAAACAACTCATGAGCATTTTCTTCTTCAGATTCTTTTTCTTTTTTAGAGCAGATCATACACCCAACTTTACCATGCTCATCACAGATAGAAACTGCTTTCTTTACCATTTTAAGACAAGTCTCACTAGCAATAGGAAAGTCTCTGGTATCTTTAAGATCTATGAGAGTAATTCTTTCTTGCCATTCCTCTGGTAATTGAAATAGAACCTCGTGTCCATTCTCTAAATCTACCCATATTATGTTATAGAATTCTGCTAGCATCCCAGCTATTAAAGATTTCCCTGTTTTCGGGCCGCCGAATACTATAACTCTATGTGTACTGCTAGCTTTCTTTTCGCTTAGCTTACGCATGATAAAACCCTTATAGTAAAATATATAATAAATCCAATGATTAACCAATTCCAAATATAATTAAAAAGATCATTCATTATATTATACCTTTCTTCTCTAGCTTCTGCATTACTTCTTCATCGAGAAGTCTAATATCTTCTTCTGCTATCCATTTCATATAGTATGGATCATCTTCTATTACATCTTCTAACATTTCTCCTCTATGCTTACCAAAGGTAAATATATAATCAAGAGATAGCTCTTCTAGCCAATCAGTTCTAGTCTCTCTGCTCACAGTTCTTCCCCCTTAGTAACTTGTTGCTCAACAAGATCAAAAAAGTCCACAACAAATTGATAGCTATCCGATTCTTTTTCTATGCTATCTAACACACTAGTAGTAAGTGGCTTAGTAAGGCTACTAGTTGACATAGTGCATATTCCAAGATATTCACAATCACGAAAAAAGTCAAAACAAGACTCACCATGCATAGGATAAGTATGATACGATTCATAGAGTTCCACCAATTGACAATCAATTAATAGTTCTTGTAACCATAAAGCCCTCTGTAATAAAGACTTACCAAAAGGAAGCTCCTTATACTCGTAGCTCTTAGTTTCATATACTAAATAGAGCACAGAGTAAGCAGAGAGTTTTGGAAATAGTTTATCTAGCACGACTGAGTAACCTAATGCTTGACCTGAATTTTTATACATAGCTGGTTGAGCAGTTCCAGAAGATGTTTTAGCTTCTACTACAAGCACTGCTTTAGTTTCTTTATGTTGCAATACAGCATCAACAAAGCCACGATAACGAAAGCCATTAGGAAGTAATATCTGAAAAGACAACTCTACGGCTGACTTGCCTTCATAAGTTACTAGTTCGTAATCAGAAAGAAATCCAGCTTCTCTCATATTATAGAATCTCTGAATAGCAAAGATAGCTAACCAAAAAGATTTATGCTGCTTAGGGTTCTCGTCTAGTAAATCAGCATCCCAAGCTAAGAATACTTCTAATATAGCATCATCTTCTGGTATACCTTCGAGACAAAACTGTAAGCCCATACCTACTACTGTACCATAGGCAAAAGTTAATCCTTGCTCCATCTCTTTTTCATCAGCCATAGTAACTTTCTTAGCTGATTTCCTGTATAGCTGGTACTTACGGGGGCACTTATGCAGTAGAGTCCTAGATGAATGAGATAGTAGTTTAAGCCTTGGATCTATCTCACCTTCTTCTAGCTGAACTATTGGTATGATAGCATCCTCTACTCCCTCTATATTATTAATAGGGTCTAAGTCAGAATACTCGTCTGTTATTTCATCTAAGATTTCATCTAGCTCTGGGGTGATATTGTGGGAAGACATTAGCTGTTACCTATTTTTGTCTATCAAGAATGGCATAGTAAAGTGCTTTCATGCAGATGTTAACAGCCTCTAATTGATCTGATTTATATGCAGGATTTTCTATCAGATCTTTAGACATTATTTTAGCAAGCTCTACAAGCTCATAGCTTATAAATAACTTAGGGACTGTAATAGATATATCTAAAATCTCAGGATGCTTATGCACATCAAGCTCAAAAGGTCTTAACCAACTGAATAAATCCCTAGCACCTTGCATATAACCTAATCTGCAAAGATTATCAGTGGACTCATATATATCTAAAAATGTAGCTATAGAAGTTGTATTATAGCAGTTAGATTTAGAGCTTTTATTATTTTTATCAACTAGAACTTTAAGCCTAGAAGCCAAAGACGTGGGCATTATAGATCCTCCACAGTCATTTTAGACATAGCTTTTTTAGGATTTTTCTTAACAGCTTTGGTAGCTATATCAGTGTTAGTCTGTTTCTTGAGAGCTGCTACAAGAATATGTTTTTCAGGATCACTAAGTAAAGTAACTACGTCGGGATCTTGTTTTAGATTTCTATGTATCTCTCGTAAGAGTACTGGCATTTCTGGGGTAGCTTTAAGTAACATGCCCTCTAATTTTGCTAACTTTTCTCTTACTTCAAATGCTTGATCTGTCATAAACAGTCTCCCTAAAATTTCATATCAGATACATAACTACTTTTATCTTGCTCTAATTCAAATGTAATAAAGCCAGAGTCTATAGTTTCTTTTAGTTTATACCTTATGCCTTTCTCAGAGTTAGTAAGTTTCCAGACATTATCTAATGTCTTTTCTTTTCTAACAGCTTTTATAATTCTATCTTCTTTGCCTTGGGCTACTCTGAGTATGGCTATTCCATCTCTTTTAATAGCTTCCCAGACTGGCTGGTATTTTCTCATTAGATATATAATTACACTTAGTAAAAAGGAAAGTATCTTTTTTAAGCACACTAGTAAGTTAATAATGTTCTTAAAAAAGCCCTCGATATAGTAACAGGACAATATACTATATCGAGGGAAAGGGGACAGGATATTATATCAAATAAGAAGTTTTACTTACAGGTTAGCAAGCAACTCTTCTTCAGACACATTGAGGAAAGTATTAGCTTTAGTGAGCAGGAAGTCTACACACTCTTGATAATCTTCAATGTTAGGGGAGTGCTCAGCATACAATGCAAGCTGTTCAACAAGCAGTTGCAGTACTGGCTCATTAGTACGAACTTGTTGCAGTTTAGCCATAAGAATCTTAGAAGCATTAGTAACTTGCTCAAGAGACTTACCAGTAACAGCAGGCATAACTTCGACATAATCCTGAGCAAACTCAGTCCAAGTTTCTTTAGCAATACCGCCACCACGACGTTGTGCTTTAGGCAAGTTAGCAACATATTCCCAAGAAAGTTTCTCTACAGGGAAGGTAGAAGCGTTAAGAGATTCATCTTCATTAAGAAGATCACGAGCACTATTTTTAATAGTAGTCTCGATAACTTCCATAAGAAGTTCCAAACCTTTTCCGCCACGTTCCAGAATGTTAACAAGACCTTCCATAGAAGGGACTGGGATAGCTAACTCAACTGGTTTGCGTACAGTCTCAATACCAGTATCCTTATCCACAGACTTTTTAAACTTAAACTTCATAGGCTTAACATCTACCTCGAAGTCATAGTTAACCTTTACATCTTTTAGAAGATTTTGCATCTCTTCGGCAGTAGGGTTTTGAACTTCAATAACTTTGGTTTTAACGTCGTTATCAGTTCCCTCTGTTTGAGAGTTAACTTCTTCTGCTTGTGCTTGTAGCTCATTTTGGTCATTCATTGTATTAATTCCTTAAGTTTAAATTGCAATTGTTTTAAAACAATCCGACGGAAACAATCCGATAGGATTTGTAATCATACAGGATTATCGGAACCCGTCAACTCCTTTTTTAATCTTATTTTTTATACGCTCACGCTCTCTATTATAATCTCGTTTAATAGATTCTTTAAGTTCTTTTGTTAGCTGTTCCCTCTTATTATGCAGCATTAAAGTATACTGACTAGGGTTCATGCTTTGAAGCTTATAAACCGACAAAAGAGGACAGCTAAAGTATACTAGCCAATTATACTCTGATTGTAGTTTTTGTAACTCAGATCTTGGTTTATATTTAGATTTAATGTTAGTAGTCATTACTTATACTCCTTTTGTTTACCCTTAAAGAACTCAGCTTTTTCAGCTAGTGTATTGCCTTTTATCTTTTGTGATTTGATGCCCTTAACAAGAGACTCGGGTTCGCATATAATATATAGCTCCTCTCTAGCTCTAGTTACTCCAGTATATAGCAGCTCTCTTTGTAACATAGTTGCATGAGATTGGTGTAGTATAAAGAATACCTTACGCCATTCGCTACCTTGCGCTTTATGTACAGTTAGTGCATAAGAGTGAAGTAAAGAATTTATCTCACTGGCCTTAGTAAGACTAACCTCTTGTTGAGTATCTAATAGTCTTATTACTATTTTATGGCTAGCTTGTGCTACTCTATCTTCACTAGCAGCTACTTGATCTAGTAAAAAGTCTATATCGTCAGTTTCATAGTTACTGCCAGAATTAGAATCTTCTGCTTGATTGGGATTGTGTCCCCAATAATCTAAGGTTTCAGAGCAGGGTTGGAAATTAGCCCCTGTATATGCTGAGTTAATACATATATCTACTATCTCAGCATCTTCTTTATCATAGAGTACCTTATCTCCAGTAGAGAAATAGTGCTTATTAAAACCAGCTATTATCTCGTAAGTTATTACTCCTCTTGCTCTGGCTAAGTAATTAGCTATGTGTTTATTAACTTCGATAGTTCCACAGCCCTTATTAAAAGGTATGAGTATCATATCCTCATCTGGATCATAGACTTTATTCTCTATTGCTTTTGTGAAGAAGGCAGCAAGAGTTAAAGTAGCTACATCTTCATGTAGTTTCTTTTTCCAAGGATGTATAGTTAGCTTATCTGGTACCTTCCACTCTGGAAATTCTTTAGCAGGGATAGGATTACCTGACAATATTCTATGAGCTAATCTTATAATAGGTGACTCAAGAGCTTGTCTATATACATGAGTTAATTCTATAACTGGTAACTCATTCATCTTAAACCCTAGAATAGCCGGGCCGAATACTGGGGGCAACTGCTGTATGTCACCTATAAATATCCATTGCACCTCATGACCTAAAGCACTTACTATTCTATTATATAGCTCTTCACCTTCTTTTTTAGGTGTACCAGATAACATACTAGCTTCTTCAACTACTACTGTATGTATAGAGTTAGGCAATAAGTTATATTCATTACGCTGTGGTATAAAGCGCATTGACTTCTTAGTTTCTTGAGTTTCTGGATCAACTATATCAAAATACTCAGGGGCATATTCAAGTAATTTATGTGCTGTGATACAGTTAGCTTTCATATCATCAGACTGTACTTTTCTTATATTATTAACTGCCCTTCTAGTATAAGATATGATAAGTATTCCCGGACTACCATCTTTTAAATGTGCATGTCCATCAGCTTGTAATACAGGTACTCTGCCTGACTGTATTAATGCTCTAATGCCGCCTTGACTACAAGTAGTTTTACCAGTACCAGCCGCACCAATTAATACACAAGATTTACCGGCTCCAGCTAGGTTTATAAACTCTTGTTGCTCTTTATTGTAAGTAATAACTTCCCCATGCATACCAGTAGTATTAGTATGCCCAGTTTCTGTTATTACTTCTGCTACCTTATCGGCAACAGTTTCAGTAGAGATTATAGGATTAGTTTCTTTTTTCTTTTTTAATAAAGCTATCCTTTCTGCCATAGACATAGTATTAATAGTCTCAGGAGTATCTGTTACTTCTGGCTCTTTAGTTATCTTAGCTGCTTTAGCTGCTTTTATTCTGGCTAGTGCAGCAGCTAAATCTGGCTTATTGACTTTAGTGTTCATAAATTATCCTCCGGTTTATTACTTCTCATAGATTCTATCTTTTCCCTGGCTATCTTAGCTCTTGCTTCTACAGCTTCTTTTTTAGCTATATTTTTTGCTACTCTATAAGCAAGTTTAGCCTTTAAGAAAGTAAGTTTATTTGGGTAACTATGCTCTTTTGGTTCTTCTGCATCAGCGTTCATAGCTAAATTAAGTAGCTGCTCATTAGCTAACTGTTCGCGTTTCCAAGCTTCAATACTTTCCTTACTGCCTAGTTTTGGAGCTAGCTCAAAATCAGTAGTAGAAAATCCGCCACCCAAATGGTTGGTTTTCCTACTTAACCCTTCCCTAAGAGTATTACATAAGGTATGAAAATATAGTGAACCAGCCTCTAAATTACACTCACAGTAGTCTTTAATCTCTAGCAATAACTCAGAGTCTGTATTTAACATCTTCATTGAGTTATAACAAGATCTTATAGTAGCCTTCCATAAATCTTTCTTATCAGGAGGGAAGTCACTAGCTTGACAAGCCCACTCTGCTACTAAGTGAGCATACTTTTCAGGATCTTCTCCATAGATAACTACTTCAGATAGCTTACGTTCTATCTCTGCTATAGTCTGTCTTATTCTTATTGAAGCCCTATTGTTATTGAACTCTGTTAGATTATTTTCCCATGCTTTAATCCAATTGGGTATCTGATCAAGATGGGAGTTATCATAGGTGAGTCTAAAACTAGGCTGTTTAAACATAGGGTGTTTAATAACAGAAGTTTTCTCTAGTATCCTAACTAGCTGCGCTATATTATTTTGTACTAGCATCTTAGTTCTAGATTCATTAGGATCACATACGCTAGGGTGTTCCCATGTTATCTTACCACTAGAATTAAGTAGAGCTAGAAATAACAAATAGCTATCTACTGACTGTAACCTACCATGACAATGATCAATGTAATATTGATATAACTTCTTCTCAGGTAGTGTGAATATAGGATGGTAATATCCTACAGTGTGAGGTAGAGATAAAGAGCTAAAGCCGCTAATCTCTAATCTTATTCCGCTAATTGCACAAGTAACTCTAGCCATACTATAAATCACCTATAGGATCATAGTTTTGAATATTTTGTTCTTCAAACTTAGCTAATTGTTCTGGGGTCATAAGATCATTAAGATACATATGCTCTGTAGCGGCAGCTATTTCATATATGTTACAAGAAGCTATACTCTTTTTATATTTATTATAACAGGCTTCCCAATAAGCTTCTTTAGTAGGGAAATCTTCTTGTGCTAGGAAACCTTCATTTTCTTCATGCTTTTGATTAGCTGTAGAACTTGTACCGCCAAGATCTTCTAAAGTAATAGTCTTACCTTTAAAGGATTTAGGTTTATTTGGGTCGGGTTCAGCATAAGCTGGCTTAATTGCTTTAGTTTTTATCTTAGCTTCAAATGGTGCTAGGCTAGCTATCACTTCAAAAGATAGCTCACTTATAGGCATTTCACTCTTAGCTAAATGTAAGATATGTGAAATCTGAGAGGCAGTTAGTACGGGTCGATACTTATGCCTGCTAGCTTTAGTCTGTTTTCTAAGATGATTGCTCATAAGTCTAAACTCCGTTGTATAGTGTTTTCATTAGTTTCATTTATCGTTTCAGGTATATCTATATTTCCCCAACCATATTTTTCTCTACAGATAGGGCCAATACCTAATCTAACAGATTCTTTGTTCTTGAGTTTCTTACCACAGCATGAACAATTACCAGTTTTATATCCATATATCCTGACGTATTCAAGAGGATCATTAATGCAGTTAGATATAAAAGTATTTAGTGAGTTCCTTTCTTCTTCTGTGAGTTCTTTACCCATAGAATAATGTAGCTCAAAGTTATCCTCACTATCTATCTTACCACAGTATGCTTTAGTGGTATCATTTTTAACATATACGCAACCTGCATTAAATCCAGAAGCTGGAGCTAATGTAAATGAATACCCTGTTAGTTTAATTCTGGGGTGCTTAATACCTTTTTCTTTAGCACCTAATAATGCTTTGTATATTGAATTCATACTAGTTCACCTGTATCAGTGGGTTAGAGAGAATAAAATTCTATAGTATAAGCTATACTAGTATAGTCAATAAAAGACATTATATGGAGATAAGATATACTATTCTCTCTTAAGGTAAAAGTAACAGTGCCATCATTAGATGATAAATCAGGACAATAAGATCCAACTTTAGTTACTCCTGCTTTGCCAAGATCAAACATAATATTTTCAGCCTTTATAAGACTAAGATAATGATCCCCTAGGTATCTATTATTATCATTATCTTTATAATATTCTTGCAACCTAATCTGCTCAGGAGTTCCCAAAGGTTGTCTGTACATTTTAACTAGCCCAGTCTCTAATAGCTCAACTAAGCTGAACCTAAAATTAATAAGATCGCCTAAACTTTTATCTACTTTAACATTCTCTTTTACCCTATTCATAATAGTATTCCCTTTTAGATAGTTAATTGTATTTCATAGTGGTTTCGATTATGCATACATACAGTATATACAGTATATACAGTAGAAACCAACAAAGTCAGCTAGTATTACCTAACTGACTTTAGTAGTTCTCTGATTGCTGTATTAGTTAATATAGTTATTTATGTAGCTTACATACATAAATAGTTACAGACCCTATATGAAACTCGTCTACAGGTTCAGATATAATGTTTGCCTCAATAAGTAAATCTAATAGTCCTTCAGTTTCAAAACTATTTTTAATAGCTACATGATCGTATGGATATTCTAAATATAAAGATTTTATATAGACAGTTACAGTAACTATCTTTTCGTGAGTTTCTTTATTTGTTAGAACTATACAGGGCGAGAAATCTATTACATAGTTATCCTGTACTACATTGCATTCAATCCCACGAAACTTAACTGTCCCTAGGATTGGTTTATTTCTCCAAGCTTGTGAAGTATACATAGTTGTATTCCTTTTATTTATTGCATTTCTGCGAGTTCAACATAAGCCATTAAATCTGCCTCTGTATAATCATCTTTAAGACCGGGTAACATGAGGAGTTCATCTGGAATTTTTATAGTAGCTATTTTTATATTTTTAGCTATTATATTATAATACTCTATATTGCCATATCTTAGACTGTCAATGGCTCTCTCAAAATCTCTAAACGTATTTAAATTTACAAGGTATAACTCTCTCGAATTGTTTTCACGTGTATATATATATTTATATATATTTAAACTAATGTGCGTCGTTAGAGTCTTCTCTACAATAGGTCTTAACTCAAGCTCCTTAATAAGCTCTGCTTGGTTTTCTATCTCTATTAATTTTAGTATTGTATTAGTTGCTGCACAGCCATAACATACTATTTCACCTGTATGTTTCAAGACTGCACGGCCATAAGTATCCATATTAATTTCTGTAACTGGGTTCCTAAGACTCTCAACCATAGTTAAGATTATCTCTTTTGCAGACATTGATTTGATTCTTTTTTCAAATATATTAGACATTGCTATTTACCTCTCTTTTGGATTGTTTTAACTGGTTTGGTTATTCCTATACTATTAACCTTGGCTATAGTATAAGTGCCATTAAATACTCTGGACATTTTAGCTATAAATGCCTCAGATTCTTTAATAACATCATTGATATTTCTAGGGTCGATAGCAGGGTATAACTTAACTATCCTTCCTGCCCCTATGATGTTATTATTATTAGATTTAAGTGTGACTACTAGTGCTGCCATAATAACTTCTCCTATAGGACTATGATTATAATTTAAGATCGGATATACCAATCTCTCTAATAGCTAGCTTACCTTCTGTACCAGCTCTATCACTTTTTATAAACCTTCTATGTATAGAACTATATAATCTTTTAGAAGGTTTACGGAAATATGTTTTATATATCTTACCAGTCTCTATGTGATATATAACATGGGTAGGTACAGCTACATCAGTAGCTTTAACTTTGCCAGAATATAACCTAGCATCTTTAGCTCCTATTTTTCTACAAGCTGCTTTCCATAGTTCACCGTGACCTTCATCCTCTGGCGTCATAGCATGAGCTATTTCATGTAAGATAGTATCTAATACTTCTTCTTTAGAGTTAGTTAAAGACCATCTTTTAGATAACATAATACGCTTATATTTATAAGAGCAAGTGCCTAAGATCTTTATACTATTATGCCATTTAAAAGTCCAACCAGTAATACCCTGGTTTGTTAAGTGGGTCTCTATCATAGTGAGAGCTAATTGCTCTGCTTCTTTAAGGTTCATAAGTTATATCCTATTATTAGCTTAATGAAGTACTTTAGCACTATCGACAACTTTGATACTATGATTCTCATTGTCAACTTCTTCAACTAAACATTCTAGTACGAGCATCTTATTTTTTTTATTATTAAGTATAACCATTTTCGGTAAAGCGGATGATAATGAAAGATAATCTATAGAGAACTCTTTTGAATATTCATCAAGTGCCTCAAAGATTTTCTCTGCCGAATGCTTATAGCTAGTAAACCCCAGTATTCTTCTAGCGGCATCATAGATATTAATCTCTTGGATAACCTCTATTTCTATAGCCTCAGAGAAATTTAAAGCAAGCTTTTCATCTTCTTCTTCATTTATAGATATATTATCGAAAATAGTTAGTTTATATACTTGCACAGCATGGTTATTTATAACCACAGATTTCATTCTAGTATAGCTCATAGTATTATCTCCAGTGGGTTAAATCTAATTAAAATCTAAGCTAGCGAACTGTGCCAGCCCGTGCCATAGTGTGCCATAGTGCCATAATGCCATTGATATGTCAACCACTATGTTACTGTTACTATGTCAACCTGTAGCTATGTAATCTAACTACTATAGTAACACTAAGATAGTAACTAACTTATATATCTATATCTATATCCTTATGTGTATATCTTACTGTATTTTGGGGGTGTGTTAAATTTAAAAGATAATAAAAGATACCTATACACCTATAAAGATATAAAGAGTATATTAGATAGCTTAGATTACATAGCATGAGAAATACAGTCACAGATAGATACCCCAAAAAAGCTCTGGCATTCTGGCATTCTGGCACAAACTGTCAGAGACTGGCATAAGATGTCAGAGTTAGATATTAGATTAGTTATTATCACTTGAAACTTAGCATTCAAATAACCCTGGTTAACTAAAGAATGGTGCAAAAGATACATGATAATTAACCTGAATATCTTAAATCCTAGACAGCACAAAGCCCCAATTAAGGGGCATAGTATAGGCAGTTTAGACTGAACTAGTCAGTTAGCGGTATTACAAAGACCCGAGTACGGATTCTTTCTTCTTATCCATAGCTTCAAGTCTAGCTAACAATTTACGCCCGATCAGGTGGTCTTTAGCATCTGCTAGCTCTAACAAAGTTTTAGCTGCTTCTTTATCAGCATCCACCAATATAGTGTTAGGGCCCGCCAGAGAACTAAACATCTTACTAGCTTTGTTAGTAAGCAATTCTAACTTGGCAAGCTGTTCTTCTGTAGGATGATCTACACCGGCATTAGTGAGTAACATTGCCTGATAAGTGTCAGCCAAGTACTCAGTAAAGTAAGCAGTAATTTGCTCCCCAGACAACCTAGAACTAGTGTTAGTAGCTTCTAACAGTTCGATTACCTTATCCATATCAAGGTATTCAGTGTATATCTTGGTAGCTGCCGCCTTGTGCTGTGCTTGTATGTCAGCACGGACAACTGAATAAAGGTATTCAATGAAGTGGGGAGTTAGATCATCCATACGCTCATTGATAGCTTCTTCGGTTATAAAGTCTGGTATCAATGTATAGCTACTGGCTATCTTAGGTGGTACATACTTACCGTCTACTGTTTTACCCTTAGTAGGGCATTCAATGATACGTACCCCTTTAATTTCAGGTAGTACAGTTGTAGGTGTCAGTTGCTCAAAAGCGCCAAAATTGGGTGTAGTTTCCATTAGTCTTACTCCAAGTAAGTTAATTGAATTAACTATAACTAAATAGTTAACCAGGGATAATTCCCTTACCATATATATATGCAATGTCCGTGCCAAACTCGGAACTATTAACCTAGCTAAAATCAAGCACTTAAATAACCCTATAAAATGTAAGGTGTTACTTTTTTGTTACTATGTTACCGATAGTGTTACCGATAGTGTGCATAACCAGGGATGAGTTATTTAATAGTTTATGACTATCAAAGGGGCACCATAGTTTAAATCTATTGAATGCTTATATTTAATAGTTAAAAACTATAGGCACTGCGCCAGCGTTGAATGAGTATCATTCTCATTATCATTATCATTCTTACTATGCTAGGCAAGGTATTAATGTTAGTGCTAGTGCTAACACTAATGATAATAATAATGCTAATCATTCTCATTCAAACTAATGACTAGTAGCTAGTAGTTGATAGGGGGGCAGGAGCCTTTTTTGGTTGTGATCGAGCTGCTATCCTAAAGAGAGCTTTAAATTTTACTAAACTTTTTTAGAAACATTGATCTTAGATTCTATTCATATTCACAACTTAATATTTGCATAAGATATTTGATTACCCGATTCCATTTATTATATAGCAATAGTATGATACTAAGTATGAATAGCTTATCACCTGAAAGAACAGCAGAGCTGTTAAAGTCACTAAAGAAAGAAGTAACTAGAGCTGCTCCCGAGAGAATAGCTAATATCTCTGTGGAAGATTTAGGTGGAAATATAACTTCTCCGATTACTAAAGGAGTAGAAGATAAATCTAATCATTATTCGCCGGGCAAAACATCGAGTACTGAAGAGAGGGCATTAGATTTATTAGGCAGCGGCATTAATTCAGAAAACGTAGCTTTAGCTTTGGGAGTAACTCCTAGCTATATTTCTCAATTATTATCTAATGAAGACTTTAGTGATAAAGTAGCAAAACGAAGATATGAACATTTACAGAAACATAACATTAGAGATAATAGTTATGATGAATTAGAAGATCTGTTGCTTGCTAAGTTAAAAAATGCTATGCCTTTGATGTTTAAGCCAGATACTATATTAAAAGCTATTAGCACTATTAATGGAGCTAAGCGCAGAGGTCAATCTTCTCCGGATCAAGTAACTAATCAGAACAATATAGTAAACCTAATTTTGCCTGCTCATATTATTACTCAGTTCTCTACTAATATAGAGAATCAAGTTATCAGAGCTGGAGACCAAGACTTACAAACTATGCAATCAAACACATTGTTAGAACAAGTTGAAAGAAGAAAAGAAAGAGCAATAGAACATCTCCCCCAGGAAGATAAGCAGCCATGCCAAAAACAATCAAAGAGTTTACAGCAAGAAAACGAGGTATTAAACCAACTATAGTTTTAGAAGACACTATTCATAGGAAACGAGATGCTGATAAAGCTCAAAAAGTTTTGAATAAAATTCTTGACTATAAAGAGCGTCCTACTGTATCTTCTATAACTACAATCATACAAATAGTAGAAGTTGATTAAAATGGAAACTTTACTAGAATCTTTAGGTGGAAAGTTACCAGATTCAATTCTTCCTAAACAGCCAGAAAAGAAAAAAGAAAGATCTGAGCTAGAGGTAGAGCAGGTAGGAGTATCTTCTCAAGAAGCTCAAAGCTTAGCTAAAAGAAGTTTAGACTTCTTAGCTAGTATCATAATGCCAACTATTTTTATTTACTGCTTTCCACCAGTATTTAAATCAGTTTGGGATTGGTTATTAAGTTTTGTTCATAAGGTGAGAGTATTTCCTCAGTTAGCTCTTGGATTACCTAGAGGTTTTGGTAAAACTACGCTAGTTAAAATATTTGTAGTTTACTGCATACTCTTTACTGATAAAAAATTCATACTTATTATATCTGCTACTGCAAAGCTAGCTGAGAATATATTATCAGATATAATAGATATGTTAGAAGAGCCTAACATTAAAAGCCTTTTTGGTGATTGGAAGTTAGGTGTGGAGAAAGATACTCAATCTCTTAAGAAGTTTGGATTTAGAGGAAGGAATATATCTTTAGCAGCAATAGGAGCAGAATCATCATTGCGAGGACTCAACATTAAAAATGAGCGCCCAGATGTAATGATCTTTGAAGATATACAATCTAGGGAGTGTGCAGATTCAGAAGTCCAGTCTACTTCACTAGAGAATTGGATGGTAGGAACTGCAATGAAGGCTAAGTCTCCTCATGGATGTATGTTCTTATTTGTAGCTAATATGTATCCTACTAAATATTCTATACTTAGGAAACTAAAAAATAATCCTACATGGACTAAGTTTATAGCTGGTGGAATATTAGCAGATGGTACTTCTCTTTGGGAAGATTTGCAGCCCATAGAACAGTTAATGACTGAGTTAGAAAACGACTTAGCTATGGGTAAAGGAGATATTTTCTTTTCAGAAGTACTTAATGATGAAAATATCCAAGCTAATAATTTAATCGATTTAGCTAAACTTCCGCCGATACCTTATGAAGAAGGCGATATATCAGCTGGCAGTTTTATAATAATAGATCCATCAAATGATAAAAAAGATTCTGATGCTGTATCTATTGGATATTTTGAAGTTCATGATACTAAGCCAATACTTATGGCATTAACAGAGGATAGATTATCTCCAGGAGAGACAATTAGAGTAGCTTTAAACTATGCTCTTACTAAAGGATCAGTTTTAATAGGAATAGAAGCTAATGCTTATCAGTACTCTCTACTCTATTGGTTTAATTTTATCTGCACTCAATTACAGATTTCTGGTATTCATGTAGTTCCTTTGTACTCTGGAGTAACATCTAAAAACAATAGAATACTTGAGATGTTTAAAAGCTATAGAGCTGGAGAGATGTTTGTACACGATGAGTGTAAGTTACAAGTTCATTTACAAATAACTCAATTCAATCCACTGAAAAGAGATAATACAGATGGACTTTTAGATTTACTTACTTATGCACCGCGAGTACTTAATGAATATCCTGATCTTGTTGTAGCTGGTAATATTATACAGAATCAGGATTATAGTGAAATAGAAATACCCGAATGTAGCACTAACTTTTAATTGTAGGAAAAACATTATGGATCTTACACCTGAACAAATTCAAGCTATTGTTGAAGCTATCCTTTCTATAATTGGAGCTTTCGCAGTTACAGCTTCTGTCATACCAGCCCCTAAAAATCCAGCTTTACGAATACTGAAGAAAGTTATAGATACTGTAGCTTTTAATGTATTTAAAGCTAAGAATAAAGAGTAATCGCACAGTGAGAACTAAGGACAAATCTGTTCAGTGTAGTTTTCATCCAGTTCTTACTGGTTTCCTTTTCTTAGTAGATGAAGTGTATAGAGAAAACTGGGATCAAGAGGTTATAATAACTTCTGGATCTGAGCCAATTAAAGATCATGGGTATACTTCTTTACATTATGCTACTCCAGCACAAGCTGCTGATATAAGAGTTAACTCCAGAGGACTTCCTGGAATTAAATCTATAGCTGGAGTACTACTAATTGCAGCAGAGAGTTATTGTAAAAAGATAAATATCCCAAAAGATTGGATCGAAGTAATTTCTGAAACTAATCATATCCACATAGAGTATCAACCAAAGAGGCCGAAGTAATGGCAACTTCTCCAGCTAGTCCAATACAAATAAGTGAAGATTCTGAAAAAGCGTTTATAGCTTACTATAAAACTAACCAAGATGCTTATGCTACTTTACTTAGCTCTCGTAGAGAGTATTTTCTTGAGATGGATAAACAGTATCAAAGGGAAAAGAATAAGCTTCAAGAAAATGAAGATGCTAAAGCTGCTAATAAACGAGGAGATGCCTCAAGGTATCAAGATATAACTGTACCTGTTGTAATGCCCCAAGTAGAAGCTGCTGTTACTTATCAAACTTCTGTATTTCTTACTGGTTATCCTATCTTTGGAGTAGTATCTAGTCCAGAATATATGGATGAGGCTATGATGTTAGAATCAAAGATAGAAGATGATTCTATTAAAGGAGGGTGGGCACGACAGCTAATTCTATTTTTCCGTGATGGATTCAAATATAACTTTGCTCCACTAGAAGTTACTTGGACAGATCAAGTGACTTCCGCAGTTGAAACTGACCTAACAGTTAATACTTCGCAAGGTATACCTACTGAATTACTTTGGTCTGGGAATAAAGTAAAACGCTGGAATCCATATAATACATCTGTAGATCCAAGAGTTTCTCCATCTGAAGTTTATTCTCGCGGAGAGTGGGCCAGTCATACTGAGTTTATGTCCAGAATAGAGTTAAAAGAGCTTATAGCTTCATTGCCAGATAGAATTATACGAAATATAGTTCCAGCTTTTAATTCTAACTCTAATGCAATTCCAGATACCGAAAGTAGCTATTCTTTTTACTCTCCCCAGGTTAATGATAAAGAAGAAATATCAGAAAGATTTAAATCTGGAACTGATTGGCTTTCCTGGGCAGGACTGTCAGAGCTTAGGAATAAAAATATTTCATATAAAGATTCCTATGAAGTAACTACTCTGTATTGCAAAATACTTCCTAGTGAATTTGGTTTAGTTGTACCGAAGTCTAGTACTCCGCAGATCTATAAACTTCTTATTGTTAACCATGAGTATGTTATATATGCTGAGAAGCAAACTAATGCTCATAACTTTTTGCCAGTTTTAATTGGTCAGCCGCTTGAAGATGGGTTAGATTATCAGACAAAATCACTAGCTGAGAATGCTACTCCTTTTCAAGAAGTTACTACTGCATATATGGTTTCTATCTTAGAATCAAGACGACGGGCTATAAGTGATAGAACCTTTTATGATCCAGCAAGAATAGCTTCTCATCATATTAATTCTACTAACCCAAGTGCTAAAATTCCAGTAAGGCCTGGAGCTTATAATAAAAGTATACAAGATGCTGTATATTCTTTTCCTTATAGAGAGGATCAAGCAAGTAATTCAATGCAGCAAATTCAAACTTTACTTGGGCTAGCTAATTCTCTTGCAGGACAGAATAGAGTATCTCAGGGTCAATTTCAGAAAGGTAATAAAACTTTATCTGAATTTGAAGAAACTATGCAGAATGCTAACGGCAGGGATCAGTTAGCTTCTATACTTCTTGAGCATCAAGTTTTTACTGCTATGAAGTTTATACTCAAATTAAATGTACTTCAGTATGAAGGAGGGACTGAAATATATAACAGAGAAAAACGAAAAGTTATTGAAATAGATCCTCTGAAACTTAGAAAAGCCGTTCTTGAGTTTAAAGTTTCTGATGGTATTATACCATCTAGTAAGATTATAAACGGAGAAGCTTTTGGTATGAGTTTGCAGACTATTGCCAGTTCTCCACAAATAGGAGGTGCTTATAATATAGGCCCAATGTTCTCCTATCTTATGAAAACTCAAGGAGCAGATCTTTCTCCTTTTGAGAAATCTCAAGAACAGTTAGCATATGAGCAAGCTGTACAAGCATGGCAACAAGCAGTAATGTTTGCTATTGAAAAAGGCGCTGAAATAGATGAAGAGACTGGAGAAGTTAAAGGAATGCCCCCGCAACCTTTACCTCAGCAGTTTAATTATGATCCGTCTAAAAACAACCCCTCCCCACAAACAGAAGGAACTAATGTTCCTGCAACTACCCCACAAGGATAAGCAATGGCTACTATGATCCCTAATTCATTTACTTCTTTTGATTTAACTGAAGATGAACTAAAAGAAGGTCAGAAATTAACAGCCCTCCAAAAACAAGTTATACAAAATAGCAGAGCTTCAATTGCTGAAGGTATCTTAGCTCTAAAGATGGATCCTTCTAATCAATTAGAGTTTGTTCAAAATGAGGCATACCTTAAAGGACAGCTAGAGTCGTATATGCATATATTAATTTGTAGCGAGTCAGCAGAAGATATTACTGAGTAACAATTAAACTAACCCTAGAGGAAATATACAATGGGCATTTTCGATATGTTTACACCTAAAACTGAGCAACCAACTCAACAACCTACTCAACAACAAACAGCAACGACCCCAGGTAATATACCTAATCAGCAAACTCCTTCTACTTTAGAGAATGAAACTACTGCTGGCAACGGAATAGTGCCCAGTGGAAATTCACAAGGCAATGATGATTCCCCTCTTGCTAACTTTAAAGACCTATGGGATCCTAGTGAAGCTAAAGAAGGAAGTGGAGAACCGCCAAGGGAACTTACAGCGGAAGATCTATCTAAAGCAGTAAGTGGAGCTGATTTTGCAAACACTGTAACTCCAGAGATGTTTGCTAGTATATCAGAAGGAGGCGAAGGCGCACAAAAAGCTTTTGTAGATGCTCTTAACAATGTAGCACGTCAAGTTATGATACAATCTACACTAGTTAATAACAAACTATCTGAAAAGAAAGTTAGGGAAGCACTAGAGGCTCAAAAGAAAGAAATCCCTAACTTACTTAAAAAACAAGCAGTAGCGGATAACTCAAGAGATTCAAACCCAATCTTTGATAATCCGGCAGTAAAACCAGTCATGGAATCAATCCAAACAGCTCTATTAAATAAATACCCAACCAGCTCTCCCACAGAGATTAATAATATGGCAAAAGAATATATTATTGCTATGGGACAGCAGTTCGCACCTAAGCCAGTTAATTCTACCACCGATGGCGAAAACTGGGAAGATTACTTTAAAGCTCCCTAAATCTTTTATTTAATTAAAGCCTGTTGGCTGGAGAAACTATCATGAGTGTTGGTATTTTTAATACTGGTAATTTTACTACTGATCTTGCAAAGAAATCTTTTGCTGGAATGATCACCCGTTTAATGCCTAATGGAACTGCTCCGTTGTTTGGTCTAACTTCTATGCTTAGTTCTGAAACTGCTGCTCAAGTAGAGCATGGATTCTTTACTAAGACTATGATCTTTCCAGAAATGACTATTGATAACGGCGCAGGATATAACGCAGCAGCAACTACTTTTACAGTACTTTCTACTGCTAACTTGCTCCCTGGTATGATTATGCGAGTTGAGCGTACTGGCGAGAATATTATTATCAATACAGTTCCAAGCGCTACTTCTGTTACTGTAACTCGTGCAGTTGGTAATGTTGCAGCAGCAGCTATTGTAGATGAGGATCCAATATATCAAGTTGGTAATGCGTTTGAGGAATCTTCAGTTCGCCCACAAGCGAATAATGTTATTCCTGTTCGAGTAACTAACCTTACTCAGATCTTCCGTAACACTTGGGGACTTTCTGGTTCTTCTAAAGCTACAGAAGTTATTGCTGGTAACTCTACTGATGCAGAGAACAGACAAGATTGCGCTGCTTTCCACGCTGCCGATCTTGAGAAAGCTATCTTCTTTAGTCAGAAATCACAAGGAACTCGTAATGGTCAGCCATTTCGTACTTGTGATGGCTTGATCTCTATGATTGAGAACCCTGCTTACTATCCTCCTAGTTATGGAGGTATTGCTAATACTTTCGTAGCGGGCGCTACTACTAACTGGACTCAGTTGGAAGGTTACTTAGATCCAGTATTTGATCAAGCAACTGATCCTAAAGTAGCAAATGAGCGACTGTTGTTTGTTGGAGGTAAGGCTAAAGTAGTTCTTAATAACATTGGCCGTTTGAATGGTACTTATCAATTGATAGATGGTCAAACTAACTGGGGACTTCAGTTCTCAACTTTGACTACTGCTCGTGGTAAGTTCCGTTTGATTGAGCATCCTCTGTTCAATACTAACCCCACTTGGGCTAAAATGGCAGTTGGTGTAGATCTTTCTACATTTAACATTGCCTATCTTGCTGGACGTAAAACTTCTAATATGGAGTTTAATACTAAAGGCGAACAAGCAGCAGATAACGGCATTGATGCTGTTGGCGGTACTCTTACTACTGAGTGTACTGTTCTTGTTAAAAACCCTCCTGCTAATGTAGTTCTTCGCAACCTTACTGCGGCTGCACAAGGTTAAACCTATATTCTATACTTAGCTAAACTGTATACTGCCCCGATTAAAGGGCAGTATTTTTAATCAAAAGGAACAAGCAATGGAAACTGTAAAACAAGATCTACCCACAGGTAAGAAGTTAGATATTGATGAAATACTTAATAGCAGAAAAGGAGAAGAAAAAGAAGAGAAACGATTCCAACATTATTCTTCTGCTCGATCTGCGGTTCGTTTAATTACTGAGAGTGGGATGGTAATTAACTTTGTAAACTTTCAATATATTACTGATAGCAGAGAAGCTATTAGCTATCTTGATAGTCAGATTACTAGAGGTCTGCCTGGAATTACTAGAGGCGAAGCTCTTACTGCTACAGAAGCAGATCCTGTGCTATCTGTTAAGAAGAAAATTATCAATGAGTTTCTTGAAGATCTAAGGAAAAAACAAGAAGAAGCTATTATTGGAGATAAAGATTTCGGCGGCACTGATGATAAGCGCCTTTTCAAAGGTACGTCTACGAAAGATCAACCTAAGTAAATACTTAGTCTAGCTCTCTACTTTTAATAGAGAGCTAGCATAAGTATTTATTTTTATTAAACACTAAAAGCTGGAGACATAAAATGTTTATACCTTATGATAGCGGACAAACTGAAGGAGCTCGCAAAGGCCTTATTGATGCTATGCTTCAAGAGCTTTTTCAGATTACGATCGCTTCTATGTTTCCTAACAAGGAAAAAGGGGACAAGTTAAGAGTAGTAGTTACTGGGCAATCTAATGCTAGCGGAATAGAGCCTGCAACTGCTGGGAGCATGATTAAAAACTTAGGGGTTCGTGATTACAATGCTCCTTCTACTGATATGACCAACTTCTCTCTTAACATAGCTGATCCAGATAGAGTATCAGGACTTACTGGATTTACCCCTTGGACTGGTATGGTAGGTGAAGGCAACGGTAATATAGGGTTTTCTTTTTGCGATACGCTAAATAAATCTACTGGTATTTTTGTAGATATGTTACAAGTAACTATGCTTGGAGCTAATTCTACCTTTTGGGCAGAAGGCGGTGATGTAGCTGAGGAGATAGAAGCTAGATTGCCAGGGTTCCTAGAAGAATCTGGAGGAGATAAGATTGATTGTGTTTTATATCAACAAGGGGAGTCTGATAGATTAGAAGGTTCTAATCCTCCTACTTTTGCTAATGCAGTTCTAACAGCGAGAACAGAAGCAGAAAGGGCTGGATGGTCTACTCCTGGTTATACTAAGTGGCTAGTTGTTGATATACCAGAGCGTCTTGGTTTATGGGATGGTGTAATAAAAGCTGTAGATCTTCTTAAAATTAATGCTTGTTATGTTAGTACTGCTGGCAGACAATCAACTACAGAATATCATTATTTAGGAAATGAGGCTAATGCTATAGGTAAAGATGCCTGTGGGGTATTTTTAAATAGCCCTAGTGCTGCAAGGTACCCTGAGAATGGCAGAAAAAATGATCTTTATTATTGGAACTATAGCTCTGTAGGTACAGCTCCTTTTACATTAGGAGGCAGTAAAGGCAGCAGCATCTTTAATATATTCTGCATGAATAAATTTAAAACTAAATACTATAGCGCAGTTATTCATGTGTGGTATTTGAATGGATCTAATAAAGGGTTTAATATATTAAATGAAGCTGGAGAAGCTGGGTTTACTTATACAGTCCAAGACTTTTTTAATGTAGTTGGTTTTCTAACCGTAACTCCTACTGTTGGACAGACTTGGCAATGGTCTGTATCCCAAAATGATTGTCCTCAAGTACTAACTCCTGAGCCAACACCGTAAACTTACTTTTACTTTAAGTTTGTGAGGTATTTTTATGTCTGTTAAGAATACAAAAACTCCGCATACAACTGTATGGTGGGTTAAAGTATTAGGGGCTCAGAATGTAATAACCGTATTAGCTTGTGTATTTTCTGCTGGAGGTGTATGGGCTTTTTATGTTAAGAACTCTGAGCAGATAGTAGATATTGATCAGAGAGTGTCTACATTAGAACAAAACCAAGTTAAGAGAGATCTTCAATTAGCCAGCTTTTCTGCTAACCAAGATAGCATTATGGATCAAGTTAGATCTATCAATGAGAAGTTGGATAAAAGGGAAGATGTATTAGATACTCGTTTAGATAGAATAACTGATATTTTACTTAGTAGATCTAAAGAGAAGGATTAACAGTATGCAAGAGAGAAGAAAAATGAGAGGTGGGATAGCTTCTCTTTGGACAGAAATTAACCCTGTTCTTTTAGAAAATGAGTGGGGGTTTGAATCTAATACTGGAAAACTTAAAGTAGGAGATGGAGTTACTCCTTGGAATTCCCTTAGTTATTGGGTTAATCCAGCTTATGTTCCTCCTGAGCCTTCTACTCGTATAGAAGTTAAGACTATTCCAGATAGTTCTTATGAGCTATTAGATGAAGATAATAACTGCGCCCTGCTCTTTACTAATGACTCTGGTACAACAGTAGCTATTGCCCCTGCTACAGGAATACAAGTTGGGTCTATAATCCATCTTCATCAATATGACTCCAATATTCAAGTAACTGTACAGGCTGAAGTAGGAGCTACTTTAAACTATGCAGTAGGTCTTACAACTAGAGTACAGTATTCTTCCTTGTCAGTTATATGCGTAGCTGAGGGAGTGTACAGTGTTATAGGTGATGCTGGAGATCTAATAAAATGAGCAACTTCTCTCTAGCTGCACATAACTATGCTTATCAAGAAAGCGGCGCAGAGTATAAAATCGTTTATCTTAAGTTTGAAGGTATTAATATAAACGAAGATGTCTCTGGGGATCTTGCTACAGTTCTGGACTTCTATAATGGAGGGACTAGTAGTGCAGGAACTAGTGGGACTGATTATAATATCAATTTTGATCCAAATGCACTGGCTCTTAAATTAAATACTTTAACTGTTAATGTATCTAATACTTCTCGTTGCGGGCTAGGAGATCCTACCTCTAGTAGAGGTGCCTTATTTTGGCTTGCTGGCCCTAGCTCAATTATGAACGTACCTAATGGTTTTGTTGAAGAGATCTCTTTCTTTTACTCCTCTCCTAATGTAGGAGGCTCAATTCAAATATTTGATGGACTGGGAGGTACAGGAACTATCCTAGCTACATTACTCTTAGGTACTACTCCTAATGGCGGAGTTCCTGGATACGGCGCTGAGTTTTGTCCTTTTGTAGAAGCTAGTGCGACTTTCTCTGGCGTAGCTAAATCAATAGATTTCCAAGGCTCCTCTAATCAGATAGTTTTTGATGATGTTCTTTTGAAATGTTTAGTTCCAGGCGGATAAAAATATGAGCACAGCACAATTAGATGATCTTATAGAAGATGTATATGCTTTAACTTCTAGAGAAGATTTAGAGAGAGAAACTCTCTTAGCTGTTAGGATGGCTACTCTTAAGATGCACCAAACAGACTTTTATTCTAAAGACATTTATGAGACTGGAATTAAGTTTAGTCAGGCGGGATATAGACAGTCTTTTGAATATGTTACTCAAGTTCCAAATTTAAGAGCTTTTAAATATTTCCGTCGTACTGAGAACTCTTGTGGCGACGGAGCTTGTGATATAGAAATTATAACTCCAGAAGAAATATTAGATAGCTATGGCAGACAGCGGTCAGATGTAGCTTATGTTGCAGGATCTACTTTAGAGATACGGTCTACAGTAGAGTTTGCCTATGCTTTATTGGGCTGCTATGTTAATCCTAACGTATCTAAGTCTGGATACTGTTCTTGGATAGCCTCCTTATTTCCTCATGCTATAGTTAACGAGGCAGCTAGGGTTATATTTAAAACCATAGGATATGATGAGCAAGCTTCTGTATATGAAAGACTAGTAGCAGAGTCTATATTAGTCTTAAAATTAAATTCAATCCAAGATATAGGATATTAACATGGCTGAGTGTATTAGTGACGGTGGCGGCCCTTTAACTGAGCCCTGTTTAGAAACAGTAGATGGGGAAGTTTGTCCTAATGATAATGCAGGATCTTCTGCTAGTGCTTGGAACCCTTTTAATTTAGTTAAGTTTTCCGCAGATACTAAGGCCGCAGAGGAATTTATTCCAGCTTCTGTTGGGCAAACTATTTTTACTATAACTTCCTTTTTATATACTCCTGGGACTGGCTCTTTATCTGTTCATAAGAATGGGCTACTTCTTAGAAAAGGCATTGATTGGGTAGAAAGATCACAAAACTCTTTTCAATTAACAGTTCCAGCTGTAGCAGGAGATTCTGTTATAGCTTCTGCTCTAACTGCTGTTACTGGGGAAGTAGTAATCTTAGAAGTCGATATTTATCTTGATAATTTTCAAGCAGTTAGAGATTATACTGGCGACCTTACAACTGTATATGCTACAGGTAAAATCACCCAGTTTGATAGTGGTGGAGCATTCTTTAACTTTGTGACTGGGGGAGCTCCCGGTGATTTTGTTGATGATAATACTAATATATTAGTTCCTACAGGCGGAGATGGATCTTATGCTTGGGTAACTAAAACTGCCACATATTCATTTAAAACTAAAGCTGATATAGTAGCCTACCCAGCATTTAAAATTGGAGACAGTATCTCTACTGATGGCTATTTAGCTTCTGGCGATGGTGGAGACAATACTTATGTAGTAGTAGCTGCCGGAACTGGAGTTGATGATGGCGGCTACTATATAAATCTTACTGGATCTAACTTACAAGCTAAAGGACTATTTCCAGGTAATACTTATAGCTGTAACCAGTGGGGAGTATTTGCTGACGGGAACACTACTGATTTAACTGCTGGCATGCAAAATGCTATTAATACTGTAGCCGCTAATTTTAGTAAAGAGTTATTTCTCCCTTTTTCTCCATTGAGCTATAAGTGCAATTTAGTATTACCTAATGGGTTTAGCTTACTTGGAGCTGTATCTGGGGTTACTCTTATTCCTGCATCTGATGCTCCAGTAATCACAGCAAAGCCTGATGATGAGATAATTGGTCTTAGCGTAAAGAATATAAATATAGATGGCTCATTAACTAAAGGATCTTATTCTAATCAAGATGGGATACTTTTACAGCCAGCAGCAACTTATACTATGGCTAATATTAACATAACTAACATGGAAATTACTGACTGCGGTAGGCGAGGAATTTCCATGATTGGCGGTGACACTATATTAGCATTAGATAGAGCTGTTGCTAATGTTAATATAACCAATGTTAGGGTTAATACTAGCACTATTAATGGGCTTTATATATCAGGAAATGTTAATCTTGTTAACCTTGATAATTTCCTAACTAGAAATAACGGGGATCCAACAGTAGATCTTGACTCTAATATTGCTATTATTAAAGATGGGGTTGCTTTTCCGGAAGGTATTACTTTTTATAATAGTGGGCTCTTTACAAGAGATTATGCAGTAGCAGGTACTAGCGGATCTTGTATTGTTATTCGGGGCGCTGGAAACATTATTTTTGATAACTGCAGTTTTTATGAATTTAACAATGGGTTATATATTGCCGATACAGATAACTTTAATATAGAGGTAAGAAGCTGTAGGTTTGAAAGAGAGTATGCTGGCAGTATACAATCCTTAGCAAAAGTGGATGGAGTTACTGGTTTCATCTGGATAGGTAATGTATGTGAAGCTGGACTAACTGGGCCGATTGGGGTATCTATAAATCCGTTTGGCGTTTATACTATAAAGAATGCAGATATAAGCTATAATAACTATTGGGGCTCATTAACTCTGCCTACGAACCCTACTGTATTCAGTGTAGTAGATACTAAAGAATGTTTGTTGATTAGTCAAGATGGCGAGTTTCCTATAGGTATATTAGGAGCTGGGCCAGAAGATCTTGATAGTATACTAGACGTTAATGGCGGAGCAAGTCAAATAATGCCAGGGGCTATTATTAATGTATACAATGCATTTCCAACTAGGACTATAACTGTAAAACATGGTACTGGAAATTTACAGTTGACAGGCGGCGCAGATATAACTCTTAACAATGAAAAGAATAATATAACTCTTATGTGGAATCCTAGAATAAGTTCGTGGATTGAGGTTAGTAGAAGTGTTATTCCTTAGGAGATAATATAGAATGGCACAGTCTTATTATACTATAGACCTTAAAACAGCTTCTTTTCCTTTACTGTCTGAACAACAGTCTCGTACAGTTATGAAAGGAAGAACTTCTGATGATCCTAATACTTCTAACTATGAGAAACCGAGTATATCTTATTGCCATAATGTAATGCCCTCCCAGCGTGGATTATATTCTGTAGGTTTTCGGCCTTCAATAGCTAAGATAGAAGATCTGTCGGCATCTAATAGAGTTGATGATGTAAGAACTATCTTTGGCGATAAAGGTAACAGATTTAATCTTACTTGGGATGCCAATGGAAATCCTTATGTAATAGGCTATGGATCCTATGAATGGAGAAAAGTCTTATCTACTGGCTTTGGTTCTATTCCTGGATTTGATCCAAACTTAGTAACTATAGCTACAGTGAATGGGCTAAGCTATATCTTTTATTCTAAATTAATAGCACTAATTTATAATGAGACTAGCAATGCTTTAGTTCCAGTAACTTTAACTGGTTTAGAGATTCCTAGTATTCTTGGTATAGTAACTACTCAGAACTATCTTATAGCCTATACAAAAGATGCTATAGCTTGGAGCAGCCTTATAGTTCCAACTGACTTTACTCCAAGTGCAGTTACTGGAGCTGGAGGAGGTAATGTTCCTGGAATAGATGGCCCTATAAAATTTGTTCTTCCTCATTCTGGCGGCATCATTATATATACTCTTAATAATGCTATAGCTGGAACATTCACAGGTAACGGTACATCTCCATTTAAGTTTCGTAAAATAGATGATGCTAAAGGGGGCATTAACATAGATCATGTAGCCTATGAAAGTGGATCTA